AACTGCCCCCTATAACCTGGTAGCTTCTCGCACCGGTTGGCCCCATGACGGGCTTTAATGCCTTTTTCCCGCTATACCTTTCCGCTATCAGGCTCACCCGGCTTTTGTTTTAATTCGTTATAGATTGCTTCCAGTGCTTTGGTCCCTTCCTGTATCGACGAATGAAAGGCTGTCCACATTCTCCCTATCACATCCACTATCCACTCAAGTATATAAGCCAGTACGAGCCAAAAGCCTGCGAAATATTGTTTGAATGTTCTCATTCTATCCTACTAGTATCTCGAAACTCGGGCGGTGCAGCTTCGTATAAACCCCGTATCTCAAAGCATCGAGCGCGTGATCCATGAACTTTACCGGCACCTCATCGGGGTGAATCTTCCCGTCCTTGTTCAACTTCCACTTGTAGCTCCTGATCTCTTTTAGCAGGTTTGAACTACCGGGTGAAATGATCAGCGGCATCGATTTGACTTTCTGGATACCGGCGTATACGTCCTTCTCTGCCGGTTTCGCATTATACCCTGCTCTTGTCATTTCCTCGATCGTTTTCGGTTCGGCATTGTCGCAGAAAAGCTCGTCGGAAGAAGAGATGCCCAAATCCTTCAGTCTTTCGATCAGATCACTCGTTGTCAGCTTTGTTTCGTAAAGAACTTCCTCAGCATAAATTCGGTTTTCCTTAAACCCTATCTTGATCACCGCCGATGGAACGTTGTACCCGAAGTCAACGCCGTATACGATCTCGCAGTCATCCGGAAACTCGCCTGTCTGCCAGTGAGTGTATATTGTTTCTGAACTCGTTCCGCGCTGTCCCAGGCCAAACACTTTCCACAGGTTCTCATCAGCATCTTTCAGGGCATCTATTTCAGCTATCTGCTCTTTCGAAAGGTTAGCCCAGTTGTTCTTGTACGTGCTTATGATCAGCTTATTCCCTGGCTTATCTGCGATCTCATACACATAGTTGTATTCGTCTGCCGGGTTGAAGTCAATGAAAATGACTTCTTCCGTTCTGAGTGCCAGCTGCAGATAGGTAGGATGGCCGAGCAGGTTCGCCTCGTTGACATACAAAATCTTTCTACCTGGTCCTCTTACCCGTTTGCTATCCTCTGCTCCAAAGAACTCTATATAACTGCCCGTTTTAGGGAAGTGATAAATATTGTCCGTACGGTTGAAATCATCTTCGTTGAATATGCCCTGATCTTCTAATATTTTTAGAATGTCTTTCCTCGCTCCCTTTTTGATGTGCGGGAGCGAGGGACTGACTACTGATATCTCTTTTGGGCCGTATGGCAACCCTGTGATTTGATTTCTTCCACCGCTGGCAATGTCAATGAGCAACTGGCATACGGAATAAGTCTTGCTCGATCTCGTGCTCCCCTGGTTTGCTATCACGCGGTATAGGCCACTGTCATAGGCTTTTTTGTTTGCCCAAAAGACCGGCGTAGTATTTACCTCAACCTGTACCATCAAGCGGCTCGTTTCCGTCCTGAGACTTATAAACCACAGTCACGCCTTCTGGGTGTCTCACGTCCATCTCCTGCTTATCCCGCCATTTGTCCTTTTGCCTGTTCTTGAGCCAGAAGATTGCGGCGACTGTATCCGGAGGGTAAATCTTTCGTACCGGCACACGCTCAATACTAGACCCTTCCCCTTTGCCATCTGAAACCACCTTTATCTCCTCGCTGTCGTGCTCAAAACCCATTGCTCTTTGGTAAAGCCTGTCAGCTACGTTTGCGTCGGCTAATGTCTTTCCCTTTTTTATGGACTCCGAAAATTCAGAATGAGCTAATTTCCATTCATTTATTGTTGACTCGGCTACTTCGAAAAAGTCTGCCAGTTCCTTATCTGTTGCTCCTAGCTTGCATAGCTTCTCCGCCTGCTCGTTATACTCCTCGCGATAGTCTGTTGGTCTCCCTGCCATCACTTACCCTCCCATAGCCACAATGCAAAAAGCCCCGATGAGGGGGCATGACTTACTAACGCTTTTCTGTTAGGATGTTGCAAGTAGCTATACTTTGCTCGTAAAGCTAACTTTTGAAATTGATTGAGTGATCGGGTAGTTTTACTATTTTACAGATAATTCAAATCTTTCAGGAATTACTGAATTCTCAGTATCTTCATGTTAAATCATTGAAAAATGGAAGCAGAAATATGGAAGCCGATTTTAGAGGCGGGATCGAAATACGAAATATCAAATAAAGGACGAGTAATAAGCTTGTTTTGTCGGGGGCATAAACGAAAGAAACCAATTTATCTTAAGCCGGGCAATAGCGGTGGATACTTAACTGTTGCACTTTCAATGAATTGCAAGCCAAGATCATATTCACTTCATCGGCTTATAGCACTTTATTTTGTGCCGAATCCCCATAATTACCCTGACGTAAACCATAAAGACGGTAATCCCCTAAATAATTCTGTTGAGAACTTGGAATGGTGCACTCATCAATACAACATGATGCATACCGTTGAGGTATTAGATAAAAGGAATGGCCAAAACCACCCACAGTCAAAGTTCACAATTTTACAAATTGCCAACATCCTTCATTCACGATTAGTACTCAAAATCCCCCCAAAAGAGCTTGCGATACAATACAATTGTAGTGAGGTTTCTATATATAATATTTGCGCTGGCAGACGATATAAAAAGGAATATAAATTGCTAACAAGCCCTGCGAAGAAAGAATCCCTAAGGGGTCGACAACCTTAACACCAATTCTGGAAGGTTTTTACACTTAAACCACCGTTTCATCTCCCTTACCCTGGCTTCGACAGATCGCTGGCTAATATTTAACTCATAGCCGATTTCCTTCGCGGTCATGCCTTCCCCCGCTTTGGCTATTATCTTCTTATCCGTTTCGTCTAATTCCTTTTTGGTTACTATCATGGGATTTAAATTCATTAATGAGTAAAATCCTTACCAGATGTCATCATCGTCGCTAGGTAGCTTCCATCGAGATGCTGGTATGCTACTTACGTTGGCTTGATTTTCGAACCTGACCCTGTTAGCTTTGTTCACTATTGGCTCTAGCAAATCATGGTAGTCGTTGCCATCGCCCCACCAAAGCCGCCAACCTATGCCCTCTTTATTATCAAAATAAAAATTAGCGTCAATATAGGAACCCGGATGATCATGTGTGCGGAACGAAAAGTAAAAATGAGATTTACAATGCGGCTGTCCGAAGATCACTAACAAATCCTTCGATTTACTAAATTCAATCCATTTATAGTAGTCGGGATGATCCAAAAGTTGCTTATTCAACCTGCCACCCATGTCTGGCTTTATTTCTATATGTAGCCCCTCAGTTAGGAGGCTAAATCTTGGTAAATAAAAATCGGGTAAATATCTTACACCATTCCCCATCTCGTACCCTTCGGATTCATAATTAAAATGAATTTGCGCAATGTCAAAAAAAACAGCCCATCTTGCCTCTAGCCGGGAACGGTAATAATTTCCATTGTAATATGTGTCAATCGCTTTTATCATTGGGAATGTTTTTTGATGGTATAATAACCACTGACGCCCTCGGAGCAAATATTTCAGGCCCTCGCTCACCGACTACATAAGCCCCACGAATTTCAACTATCCCGCACGTTTTTTCATACTTACTAGGTTCGGAGTATAGCTCCTGCAACACCCCCTTCATAGACTCATTAATCGCACTATCATAGAGGCTGAAAAACAAGCGGCCTTCGATCGCTTTCTCAATCTGCTCTTTTTTCAAAGGGTCTAAAAACTTCAGATGCTTCATTTCCTCACCTTTTACCCCGTTTTTGTTGCAGTATAGACTTTTGATAATTAGATCGTTGCTCCAGTCTTCATCAGCCAGCTGTGCGAACTTCATCTTTTCGTAGGGTATTGGCGTATGCATGTCGTAACAGTCTTCTGGATGGCCATTTTCGATAAGGCGTTTTCTTGTGTTTAACACCACCCGCTGATAGACACCTGAACTTAATACCCCTTTATGCCTTAACGTGCCATTTTTCCAGTACTTAATTTCTTTGACGTCAAGGGGCTTTAGCAGGAAAATATCATCGTGCCAGGAAATAAACGGATCGCTGATATCATCATGTACAGCAGCGGCAAGCGTCTTTCTGAATATCGAGAATTGCCGGCGGCCACTTCCCTGAACGTCTTCGGCATCTATGTACTTCACGTTTTGCAGCCATGCCCTCGGCTTGCCTACGATATAAATATCCCGATAGCCCGTCAGATACTTTTCTATGCTTCTTAAGGCATAGTGGATTTCGTTGTCCTGCCATTTGCTGGGTGTGTCGCAAAGAGGGATTACAATATCAGTCATGGCTGTAATTTTTCTTGCCAATATCCTTTCAGTTCTTTCGCTCGGCATGCGGTTTGATCCGCTTGCTTATTTAACCGATCGATATCTTCTGCGACTCTTTTGGCAGTGCATTCCTTTATTTCATTGAACACCTGTATATGATGCTCAGGCTCTACACTAAACAGCAAATCAATAAACTGCTTTGTGACTGCGGCCAATTTTTCTTGTTTTTCCTTCTCTAGTGTTTCAGACATAATATTGTTTTTAAAGTGCGTAAATCAAATTCTCAGCGTTCTTAGTTTATCCAGTAAGAAATCGCGTCAGGGTCTAAAATCAAGCAATTGAGGTTGTTTAGTGACTTGGTAGCTTCGCTTGCCGCCTTCTCTGTCTTGAAATACCCCATAAAAAACCTCCACTTACCCAAAAATGACTTTTTCTGAATTAGCCACCTTTCGGCAAATGCTGTATCGGGATGAAGTTGTACTCTATAGCGCATAAATTAAATTCTCAGCATTCTTACCTATCAGCCTGTACCCTTCCATCACTTTGTCAAACAGGTCTTTGTTTTTGCCGTTCCACTCCACACAGAACATTTTACATTCCAGCGCCGGTATATCCATTTGACTGAGTATTTCGAGCTCACAACCTTCAGTGTCTATGGTTATAAAATCAAAGGTTTGCTTCATTGAGAATTGCAGGAAGTTCCGCCAAGTTAGTGATGGAACTTTTATATCCTCAAAGGTTACTGTGTTGCCCCACCTTCCCATTTCCGAATTGACTACGGTAGATACCAGCGTGTCAGAAGATTCGTGAAATTCCATCATCCCTGACCTTTCTGAAATTACATGATGATGGAGCCACACACCATTGTTGCCCTTATGAAGGTCTTTTAGCTTTGCAAACGCCTTTGGTGAAGGTTCAACGAGATCGGCGGTCCAACCTCGTTCAATCAGTGCGAGAGCGTTTGAGAATGTTCTCCCATCATTCTCGCCAATGGAAAGCAGGTGCCCCTTATAGTCTTTAAAGTAGCTTAAGATTATTTTTTCTTCGTTTGACTGGCTGTACATAATTCATTGTTTTTTAAACCACATAACGCCCCCGCTGCCTGCTACTATCTCACCGTTTAGCCCAAATTCATCGCATGCTTTCCTACATCCTGCCAGCGAATAATCATCTATGATCACAATACCGCCAGGAACTACTAATGGATAAAGATGCTCAAGGCAAACCCTTGTGGATTCATAAAGATCCCCGTCGAGGCGTAGCAGTGCTATAGGACCAACGGACTTAGCCCAAATCGGCAACGTATGCTGAAACCAGCCTTTGATAAAAGAGATGTTTGATAAATTAAACCCCAGCGATTGAATGTTTTCCTGAACGTCCTCCAAACTATGTACAGTAATGCCAGAAGATACTAGTCGCTCCGATAAGGGTAGATTGGGGTTGTGCTTCATCATTCCGATGCCCGGCTGCTCCGCATCATCAGGCCCTCCCAGCGGAATACCTTCAAAGGAATCAAAAGCGTAAACGGGTTTCATCGATAGACCGAGCATAGCCCATTTCATTGCTGCAATCTGTGCCCCTGCTCCAACACCGCATTCGACAAGGCACCCGTCTAATTCCAGCGCCCGTAATGTCATGTCATACGTGTGCTGCACCGTCTCCCGGTGACTGTATGCAAACTGTGCTATTTTATCAAGTGTTGATTTCATCCTAATTAATTCCGGCTAAGTGAAATACTGCTGTTTCTGAAGGAGGGCCATAACCCGGGCCTACGTAAGCGAAAAATTGCCCTCCGGGGGAATACCTGTTTACCAGCCCCATTTGGTTGGCAATGATTGAGGCGCAGGTCATATCATGTCTATGGTCTTTGTGCGAACCTTTAAAACATCCGGCTTCCATGCTTTCTTTCCATTTGGTAAAGAACTCATTGGCCACATTTCTTCGAAAATCGAAGCCTATAAATCCCGCGGATAACATGGGCATTTTCATTGCTTCTTCTCGTGTGATCTTGAAATAGTCGAGGGTGAAGTCATTGCACCACTGACCTACCATGTGGCCGGCTTCCTCCATGAATATGCCGTGCTGCGTGAGCCAATCCCAAACGGGCTGAGGGTCTTTTACTGCGTAAACGGATGCATCGAGCCATAGGATTTGATCATACTTGCCCCGCATTTCCTCAATCATGTATATCTTAAATCCATACGGGTTTTCGGAATGTGGCAGCCAGTTATCAGGAATAACTGTTTCGAAAACCCCTGAACTCTTTGGGTCGTATTTCCTGATACTATCCAGTAACCTATCTTGCCCCTTCCAATAAGTACCCGTAGCGACGTTCACAATGCAGCGTTTTGGTCCTACAACGGCTTCGCTAACCTCTGGATCAAAGTTGTAAGCATGCAGCACGTTGTCGATAAAGTGTTGCGTTTGACAAACCTGGATCGCATGCCTGACGAAATACCAATCCTCCCCGTAATTGCTATCATCAAATCTTGCCCTTCCCGCGTTCTCTCTTTTCCATGCACATTGTACCCAAGGTGGCCGGTTGCAATCAACATAACGGCCTTCCTCGCTTTTATGCTCAACCTCGTATTGCAGGCCCATTGTAACTATGTATTCACTGCCGTCGCTGTTTCTACACTTTGATTTGAAGCAGATTACGTCAACATCGGTAGAACATGCCTCATAGATTTCATCTACACTATGCAGCCAATCGTCATCATCTACGAACATGAAGTATTTGCCGTTGGCAATGTCCTTTATGGCCTGTCTTTTCATCCCTATGCTTCGTTTCTTGTTGTCCATAAAAAGGAGGACCTCTATGTTTTTATCCCCGACCAGTTCCATGATATGAGTGTAAAGCGTACGCGCTTTGTCCCATCGGGAAGGAATAGAACAGATGAGTATGGAGAGGACGGGTTGGGTCATCTTATCTCATGTTTCTGGAAATACCACGACCTCGATTTCTCCTCAAAAAAGATACTATCCGTTTTCTGCACCCACTCAACGCCATCGCTATCGGTATAGACAACCGTAGGGAGCTTGTTTACCAAATCATGCTCAATATGGATTTTTACAATTTCCTTCTTCATTTCTTCGTAACGTATTTATAGTGATATAATTCCTTATCAATAAACACTTCCGTCTGGATCAATCCGCTTGCCTTTAATGCCTCAGCATACTGGAAATCCTCACCAAACGTCATATCCTTATACCCGATTTGTAAGGCAATTGATCTTTTAACCGGGCATAAATGATTGTTGAATCTGTAATAGACCCCGTTCCTTTCTTCATACGGATGATCTTTTGATATGCTGAATAGCTTTTTCCTGGCTCCGTTCGTTGTTATGTACCCCTTAAACCCCACCACGTCAGGTTGTAATGGTAGTATTTTCATCATGATCGATATATATTCCTTATCTATTTCATCGTCGTCGTCAATGAACGCCACGTATTGACCCCTGGCCCTTTCTAAAAGCGCCTGCCTTTTAAACCCTACGCTTTCCTCGCTGTCATCCCACAGGATTTCCACCTCATGCCTCTTTGTTCCTATCTGCCGGTATAGTTCATCCCTTAGGCGCTGAAACAGCTGCTTTCGGGTTGGCATAGTTGGTATGAGAATGGATAATAGCATCATGGGAAACCGGCTGCTTTTCGTTGTAGATACGTTTTCTTATCCTCGTTCCAAAAACTCTCTGTGTGCTTTAAAAGAGCATCCGGCTTTCCGTAACCGGCTGCCGGGTGAGCGTGGTAGAATATTGGGGTTTCAATTTCTTTCAGCCGCCCACGTTTCCTTGCTACAGCCGTTGCCTCGTTATCACAGAACAAAGATTTATAAGCAGGGTGATAGACATACCCGTCCCTATTATAGTATTCTCTGCCCATCACAGACATAATTGCTATGCGTTCATTCTTTCCTTTGGCAGCCTGGTTATCGGCAAAAGGTTCAGGGAATAGTAAAAAGTCATCAGGGCCGCAATGATACCTGATAATCTCGGCGAAGTCGGGATTAGTGAATTCTATGTCATCAGATACGTTAACCAATATGTCCCATCCAGTTTCCGGAATGGACCTATTAATAGCCGCGATCTTTGATCCGCTGACCCCAAAGGCAAATTGAACATTGTCTCTTAAATATTGCTGTTTCGTTGGATCATCGTCATCTATTTTAGCGAGAATTGTATAGGGCTGCTTTACAAACTCTTTGATGTAATCAACCACTGCATGAAACTTGGGTGCTCTTTGACGTGATGCAAAATTGAAAAGTATATGCTTGATCATTTCCCGTGGCTCCTTTTTCCCGCGTTTACTAGTGGAATCGAAATAAAATTTATAGGTAATTGCTTTATAACACCTTCAACCCATAACCAGTCACCGGCTTCCTCCGCGGTCCAATCACTGATTGCTTTATATTTTGAATGCAGAATCAGGCAAGGCCCGCCAATACACCCCCTCTGGATAAATCGTCTGCTTAACGGTTTTGGCTGGCCATTGCGAAGCATTTGTATGATATTGGCCTGATCTTCTATGAGAAGGGGCTTAATTGCTTCGACGGCTCCAGGAATAACGACGTCATCAGAATCAAGAAAAAAGAAATATCCATCTTGTACTTGCTCTTTCAGGGTGTTGGAGTATAGGTTGTAAGAAAAATCATTGACTTTTTCGCCCTGATAAACGTTGACAGCTATTCCTTCTGATTCGGCGGAGAGAATAGCCCTCTTTGTGAGTTCTTCCCGTCCCGGATGGGTCCTGATGAGGGCTGTTATGCTGATACTTGGGGTTGTCAATGGGAGTGATTTCAAAATTTACCGATTGACAAAAATCACTCGCAAACAAGCTTATAAAAAATTTTGTCCGATTATATTGCGGGTGTATCGATAAAAAAGTCATTTGGGGTAATACCGTAAATTCTGAATATCTGAACTAATGTCGCAAGATTCGGTTCCGCTCTTGCATCCTCATAAGCCTGATACGCAGTTTTATTCTTATTGAGCTTTTGCGCAATCTGGGATTGCGAGAATTGTCTATCCTCGCGAAGCTTTTTTAGCTTTCTTGAGATCCACTGCCTGTATATAGTTTTCATAATATTGATTTTGAATTGGTATTTATCGCTCTTCATACGTCTTAATCGCTGCGACCGAAAAAGGTATCAACAGGATGAATAAACAACCCCGTAATACCCCATCCCATTTCCCTGGATGCATGTCCCAGGCAATAAAGGCTCCTGCCAGGTATAGAAATCCGGCGCAGCAGAAAACAATGAGAGCGTAGATGAGTAGATTTTTCATGGTTGTGTATTTCCTGGTTGTGGTGGGTTGTTGTATTGGGTGAGGGCGGCCCTAGCTATACCGCGAATGAATTCGCGAGCGCCATTGCTCCCGTATGCAGCTTCGTAGGAAAGCGGGCGGGTTTTATCATCATCCCAAAATCTTCCAGTTTCCGGCAGCTTCCACTCGGCCACCTTCCTTAATGCCTCTACCAATATCCCTGCATCCTTGGCCGGCGGTAAACTGTTGAGGTAGGTTTGTTTTAATTCAGCATAGCCGCCATACGCGGTTGATACAGATAGCAATGCGGTATCCGTACCCGTAATGCTAAGACCTTCGTCATACGCCTCTCCCATCTGCTCTTTGGTGTAGCCGGGTTGGGGGGAGGATTTTAGATGTGGCGGCTGAAAATATGTTTTGAGGAAAACTTGGGTACCAATTGGTATCCCTATGCCAATTGTAAAAACGTCATCCCACGTGAAGTTCTCTGGTAAGTCTTTTATTGTCTTGCCCACTATCGGCATACCTGTAAAGTCTTTCATCTTATTTAAGGTTTATTGTTAATTCGGTTCCGGTTAAGGGTTGTAGGCTACGGTGTTTTTCTTTTTCTTTGGCCTTGACTCAATGATTTCCTTTCGTAGCTCTTTCAAAAGCTGGAGTATACGTTCGTTCTTGACACCAATTTCGTTGATCTTATTTTGCTTCGATCGCTTTAGCGGATGGGTGTACCACTTTTGTTCCATTGCCATGTCGTCGGCAGCGATAAGATCATGCTCCTTTAAGGCAACGATGGCACGGCATACCTTATTTACTTTTTCGGTTGAGTCAATCATCTTATTTAAGGTTGAGGTTGTTTATAAATGTGGTTTTGTCGGGATGAGGATTTGGTATACGGCCATAAAAATCATCTTGTAGTCTATTCTGCGCCGCCTCCCAAGCGTCCCCCACCATCTTTAATACCTGAGAGGGGGTGTAGAATTGGGAGGCGTATTCTTTCATAGCGAGAACTGCGTTATTTCTTGTGACCATTTCGCTTGGCTCATGCCCTATTCCATTCATTACATAGCCGTCGATTATCTCTTCCGCCGTTCTCTGTCGCTGTACGGGTGAGGGGGAAGCGGATAATTTGCGAAGGTTTCCGTATTCATCCTTGACCCTGTCCCAAACGGCGCTAAGTTCATCCAGATCATCTTTATGGAATCCTATATCAAGACAGTATTTTAGCCAGTCGGCTTTTTGTCTTACTGCTTTATCTTTCGCGTCTATTGCATTGGGGTTGTTTTGCATACTATTGTGTTTTATTGTTGTAGGCGGGCGTTTAAAGGATAATAGGATTGAACAAAAGATACTGCCGTCCATCACCAAGCATAATTTTCCCATCTTCTGTGTCCCACTCATCTTCCGGAGCATCTGTATCAACGTAGGAAGATTCGGAGGAGTGAATGATATTATCCTCATCCATTTCTACAACTGATTGAGTGTACTTATCTGTCATTAATTTTATCAGCATATCATCCGGGTATTGCTGTAAAAATTCCTGTAGCTGTTTGTTTGTCATACTCTTATTTTTTACTGTTTATGTATTGGGTGTACTCGGCTTCGGTAGCTGGCTCATAATGATAATTTACTGGATGGATGAAATCAAGAGGTATTTTGTGATCTATAAATCGTAGGTGGTGCTCTAAACCCGGAACAACTTTAAAAACCGCCCAACCACCTCGCTCCTTCACATATTCTGGCATGTCCTCCGGCTTACGGTGTTCCCACCATTGAAGGGGTTTGAATAAAGCGGGATAATCTTTCATACTAACCTTTAGCGACCACTCATCGGTTTCTCCAGCGACATACGAGCGTTCCCCCGGTATCACATCGCCAATTTGATATTTCTGACCTGGATAATCTGCAATCACTTCATACCTTTGCTTCATTAATTCATCGTAACTAAGCATACTCGTTTATATTTTTATGGGTGAGGTGTACTCTTCGGCTTCAATGATCGTACGCCGTGAGACGCTTCTTTAGCCAATTGCTGGATATTCTCGTAAGCCATCTCAAGGGTTTCAACATAGCCAAGGCCGAAGTCCTTTTTGCTGTTTCGCCTTAGCTGCTCAGGCGTTTGGTATCCTTTGTGAATGGTCTTTAATGCGTTCAGCATTCGCTCATAATGATTTTCGTTGATCTTGCTCATACTCTTTACTGTTTTTTTATGGGTTAATAGGTGGTGGTGAAAGTTTTCTGTAATGTGTTACGATGTATTCACCCAAACGCCATTCCTTCGTATCTCTTTCCCACTTGTCTTTATACCAGTACCCAATACATCTGTAACCTGAATCACAGTATAGGTCTACTCGCTCGCCTTCATCTGGCATTGCGCAACCATCCTCCACCTTGACCCATCCCTGCCCTGCTGCCAGGGAGTAACCGGCGAGGAAATCCTTACGAGACTGTTGCGTTTGTTCATTCTCTCCTTTAGCAACAATGTCAGGATACCACTCAATTTGCACATACCTCTCAGCCGCTTCAATAGCGGAAGCGGGAGGGATGACGGGGCGCAGGTAATGGGTGGCTTTGGAATTGTACAGAAACCAGCCATCAGGGTCAAATGGCATCGTATCGGCATAGTCTCCTTTATTGTCCAGCCGGATATAAACACCTACTTCCGGTTTCACATCAATACCTACTAATTCAAATAGCTTGCTCATTGCGTAGGGGGTTTAGGGGTTAAGGTTTATACTGGCTCATTTCTTCCGTCTCGAATGGTTCAAGAAAATCGCTCTCGCACCTTGTTACTGTTACCTGCACCTGAAATGTTTCTTTTGTCTGAGGTATGTAGCAATCAAATGCGCCCTGTTTTACATGAACAAGTTTTGGGTTTTCTTTAAGCATAGGAATAAGGTCGCCTGCGCTGAATAGTAAAAGCGATTTCTCGCTATCGTTTAATTCTAATCTTTTAGTTTTTGACATATAGCTAAATGTTTATTGTTTAATCCAAGTGATTGCATAAGGGTGGAGAGGGATTCTAGGGAGGTAGTTACTGGCTGCTGCGTTATGTAATTTCTGTAGGCCGCAAAAGCACTGCTTACGTTTTCCCATTCTTCAGTTTCAACAATTTCCTTTGCCCACTCCTCACTTACTCCTGAAGGATAGAGAAAGCAGAACGTGTAGGTGTCGGGCAAGAAAATGCTTTTAACTAGGGAGTATATTCTATAGCTAAGACAAACGCCTAGACCCCCGCCTTTTTTCATAATGTTTATATTTCTAGCCTTTTTAGGCACTTCCACTCCTATAAATCCATTGTTACCTATAGTGTGTATCATTGGTTGTTATTATTTAGTGTTGGGTGAAGGGGTTATTCAAAGGCTATCTTAACAGATTTATTAAGCATATCATCGGTACTGACCGAAAAGTGTTTTGATATGGAAATTAATTCTTCGAGTGTAGGGTTGCCCCGTCCATACTCAAGATCAACACAACGCTTGCCATTCTTTAGTTTCATTTTTTTGGATAATTCAACAGCAGACATATCTACAGAAGCACGTAACACTCTTAGGTTTCTCCTGAATTTTTCATACCTTTTATCACGAGACTCTTTCAACGTTAGGCGCTCTTCTCTTGGCTTTGGGTTATTCATCCCTTCCCTCCTTTTTCCCCGGCTCCGGTTTCTCTCTTCCATTGGGTTAGATATTCATTTACATTTCTTCTTATATCAGGGATATTTAACTCCTCCCTTTTAACCCCTGATAACATCACTTCCAACTCGATCAAATGATATTCTAAATCATCTGCGAATTTTCCCTCTTGCTCCCGAAGCAGGGAGAGTTGGGATTGGAGGCGGTTGATAGTATCCTGCTGTACATTCATTCCAATTTGCAAATGAACAGTCTTTGCTATTTGATCTTCCAATAGCATCCTTTTCTCTTTCCATTCTTCCTGTGTCAACGCTAACTCCTTTCTAAGCCTTTCTATTTCCGGCAATATTTTGTCATGCACCGATTGCCCCAACGGAACCCCGATTGCTTTGCCGATAGCTTGATAATCGGGCATTACGGCGATGGCTTCTTTTTTCCAACGTTTGAGTTGTTCGATCTCCTTAACCAGTTCCGGGTAATGGTAACGGGCTGCGGCGGCAGATTGAATGATAGCTACTACAGCCTTATCAAAATCGGATTTAAACATGATGTCCTTGCCAGCCACCATTTCGGCATATTCTTCTTCTGGGTTATATGAATCTTCAGGAACCCTTGTTGAGTGTAAATCCCACTGCTTTTCCCCTTCATCCATCGCTGCTTCTTCCAGTTCTTTTGCAGTGGGTTGTTGCTTAGATACGTATAATGCGCAAGCTTTCCAGCCAAGGATGAACGAGTCCTTATCCATTTGATCGTGTACTGCTTGAGCATAGCTTTCTGCTTCTGCTTCCATTAACTTCTCTTCATCCTTCGCCGTGTCTTCCAGTTCTATCACAGGGCGTTGGTGATTGAAATATTTGTTATTTGAAAACCAATTATCGAACCTGTTTTTAATAAACTGGTAGTTATAGTGAACCAAATCCTTGTTTTCCCAAAAGAAGTCTACTGATATTTCCTTTATTCTTTCATCCATCGCCCTGCTATCTGCTGGTTGTGCAACGAGATAATCATACTTCTGGCGCAATTCATCATAGTTTGCTTGTAGCTCATCACGTTGCCTGATAACCCGCTCTAAGGTTATATTCACCATCTCGGCATCCTGACCTGCCGGTTGAGCGGGTTGGGGTGAATATTTTTGCCTTAGCTTGTCGGCAAGTCCTTTATTTCTGTATGTGCGATCATTTAGAACATCTTCGATAACCGCATCCCAGTTTATCTCACCTTCTCGCCTCACTTCCCTCATCCATTCATCTTTATCGCCTATCTGTGAAAGGTTGGAGGTGGATATGGAGAGGTTGGGGAGTTCGGGGACGGGTGAGAGTTGTTTCTTTAATTCGTCACGTTCTTTAATAGTCTCATCCCATGAGCAGCGCAAATAATACTCGTTTGTTTTCATCTGCTCAATGTCTTGCTTCAATTGTGTATTTTCTTTCAAGAGCCTTACTAAGGCAATACCCCGTTGCTCAATGCCGCTTTCCTGCTCCTCTTCCTTCCCCTGCCCGGACGCTGTAAGGGGGTAGGCTATCACCTTTCTATTTTCATCAATTCGTTGATTGTATGCCGCCTTGTCCGCATTTACCCAGATGCCTTCATCCCAAACCCAATATTTCAACTTATAATCTTCTTCCGGTATCTCTTGCCCATCTCTGTCAGCCCATAGAGAGGGGGTTTCGGGAGACATTTTGATACATTGGGCATTGTAGGCGGCGAGGGCGTCTTCAAGTTCGTCAAGACCATCCCAGTCAATAGTAAAATCTTCGGATTTAGGCTCTTGATCTGGCCGCAGCCGGTTATTTTTCAAGTCGTAAATCATTCTTGCTTCATTTTGTTGTCAACGAATTTTACCAGTTTACTTACAAGCCGTTGCGCAATACGGTCGGCTTCTTTATCGCCCATGCAACCAAGGACACGCAACTGCACAAAGCCGTCATGTGCCCTTTGAAAATGAGAAAGGTCGGAGGCTGGAATTTTAATGCCTTGATCTTTTAACTGCTTATGAATACTGTCGCACATTGCGCCAATGTGTATTCCTATTTTAGTGTTTTCGTTGCTCATACTTCCTTATTGTTTTTGAGTGTTGTACCATTGGTCCCTTTCTTTTGTTGACTTGAACGGGCAGTTGTGACACAGACCATGCGCTGCTCTGAAACTGTCCGAGCATTTACATTCCCGGTTGTACCATTGGATGAATTGAACTACGGCGCACCAAGTAGATTCTATTTTGGACTGTTTGCGACAATCATAGAGTTTTAAAAAGTCCGATTCCTCCCCATAGTATTGAGGGGAACAATATCTATGTATAAGCGCCTGACCATTTTCTATTTCCACATTGAAACTCCATTTAACGGGCTTTATACCTATTGCGGTGTCTTCTGTGCCATCTACTTCAATGCTTTCTATCTTCTCTACCACAGGCATAAGAGCGTCCCACGATGAGCTGTACTTAGCCCAGTCCTTTAGCAATTTTGACGAGTACCGACCTATTTTAATCACAGGCTCACCATTTACATTTTTTCTAACAGGCTCGCCCATGAATTTTGCGATTAGATAATCTCCTTCTATCGTTGTCATACGTCTTGTTTTTGAGTGTTGGGGTTTAGGTTTAACAGAACTTCATACAGGGCATCAAAACCACCGCATTTAAGGATTTCGGGTCTGGCAACGCTAATCATAACATGATTAATTCAGGAATGGTAGTAATACGAACAACAACATGGTACGGGTGAACCTGAAACACCTTTGCCAATTCCTCCACCCGATCTTCCTCCTTCATGTTTTTCAGTTTTCTATACTCTGCTATAAACATGTCTTTTGGCATCAACAGGCACAGTGCAAAATGATTCGCCTCTTTCTCCATTCTTATTTCCTTCGCCGTTCTCATACTTTCTCCTTTTTTACCCCGTAGGGAGAGGGTGTTACTTTCTTGGATGAACTGTTCTCATTATTCTTTTTCTGCCAAACCAAACGGGTACTTCCCATACTTTCACGATAGCTGTATATCCATCGTCGAATGTGAATAGTAATTTTTTCATGCTTTATAGTGTTTACTGGTTAATTATTTTACCGAGCTTGATAACGAAGTATTCCCTTCCCGGTTCTGCGCCCCATTCTGGTTTACCTTCCGAAATAGCCACTCCTTTAAATTCTACGTTCATTGTTCTGGGTCTGTTATAGCCATTACTAAAATGGATGTAGTCGTAGTCCTTCCAATCAGCATTTGGCCCCTTATCAATCCCGAACTCCGCAGGAAACCCATTTTGCAAGCGAACAGCCCAATACATTTTTATCTCCCGGTATTCTTCTTTCTTCTCCCCGGAGGCGATCATGTCGAACCATTTCCTTTTGAGGGTTAAATGCAGCACTTTCATGGTTTCAAACGTTTTGATTTTAATGCTTTGAGAATGTTGACTGCGAAGCGTTCAAGGTCTTTGTTCTCGATCTCCGCGCTTATTCCCTGTTTCGGAATTGTCTTAGCCGGGTAGCCGCTCGAAATATTCATGTAGAGGTATGGCTTACCTGATGCTACAATCTTTGCAGCACCCATAAGGCCCAACCCTTGTGCGCGGATATCCAATTTCAATTCAAACTCTGTTTTCATCTTTCCCATCTCGGTTTATTTTTTATTAAGTTTACGAAGTTCAAGACCTCCCATTCGGACATGCTCTTTCATTTGCGGGCTTAATCCTTTTAGCGACGTTGGTTTGAACCACTCGTATTCAGGTGTTAGCGACTGATCGCACTTGTACCATGCTGATTGAGCAAACTCAGTGCAGTTGTGTTTCCCATCATCTGCCTTTTGCTTACAACGTAGCATCATGGGCGTTACTCCTTCGTCTGTGTCAATTGTTACCGTTACATGACCGTGAGGGCAGGTGTATGTGTTTATCTTTCCCATAATTGCTTAGTAGTGTTTGAGAGTGGTTATTTGTTGAGTGATTTAGGCTTTTGATACCTGAGAAATATGCATTTGAGATGGTTTACTAACACCATCCCATTTGACTGTGACAGTTCCGTCTCGAATCTTATTGATCACGCCTTCAGAAAAATCAACTACGATTCCCCGTTTACCCCTATTTCTTTTCCCCTGCATTTCCAAACCCCATTCAGACAGTTTTACTCTACATCCGATCTCGTTGGTCTCAGCGTTTTTCTTTTTGCCAACTTGACCGCAGTAGCTTTCCACCACTACCATAGCTTTTCTAAACTCTTCCTTTGTAACCATTATATTAACTTTTAATCCCAATTACTTTTAAAACATCATCAAGGCTCTCGCACACGTCGTATTGTCCTAACCACTTCTCTTTAAACTTTTCTTGCGACGGCCTGAGATTTTCTTTCTTTCCCGGAACTTTTATTTCGATCAAATAGTTTCTTTTGTTCCAGTAAGTACCCACGACTATATCCAAGAACTCAGGCAAAGAACTTGTCACCGCCACACTCACCCCCGGTATAGAGCGTAAGGCGGATACGATCGACTTCTGATTTGAGTCCGTGCGTTTAGCTTTCACTTTCTTAAACTTTCGCCTTTAATCTGGATGATATTGAACATCTGTCTTACACGGTCTACAAACCGCTCCCCGTACATATCCTTAACCTGGGGGAACGTGAGGTTGGTTGTTACATGCCGGTGCCAGAAAGGAACTTTACGCTCGTAACTATCAAGGAAAATCATTTCCATTACGTTGATATCATTTCCGTAGTGTTTGGCCCGCGGCGGCTCCGTGCCAAGATCATTGTAGCAAATGCCTGCAGTTGCCTGGAAAAAGTTGAAAGTATCGGCTGTAGCTGGTATGACTCTCGAATAGTGCTCAGTATGATCATCTCCATTCTTCACGTAACCCGATACTATTTTAGGGCACTGAACAACCCGGTAGCACTGGCGCCGGTTACGGCTAAACATATTCATCATCAGCGTTTTTCCCTGACCAGGATTGCTCCATAACCATAAGCCCTTATTCAGGCTGAAGGGTATATTTTTGTTTTCGTTGTAAATCTTCGGGTCTAATTGTTCAAAGGCCGGGCTATTGGTGAAATAAAGGCTCATCGCTTGCAACGCGTCTTTCTGAAACGATTGCGGTTCAAAGATGCGGGCGGGATCTCCCGATTCTTCCTGAAGCATTCTCGATGCCCTTCCCCGCGCATATTCATAGAGTTCAGTCGCACCCCATGGCCTGCGCATATCCGACTCGCGTTCAGCCGCCAGGCGTTTGCGGCGATCATCTTCCAGCTTCGCATGCTTTTTTACCATTGCTTCGGCAAGAGCAGCCTCTTTCTCCACTTCCGTTAACTCCACCCTGTCAAAGGGTACCGGCGCTTTCAGCTCGTCCGGTAATAACTGGCTGATGTGTGTTACTTTTCCTTGCCTGTTGGTTTTGATTTCCATTTGCGTTCAGACTTTGAATAACTGATTGAAAATGCTTGTTAATCTGACTAATCGAATATTTGGAAAAATGACTGTCAGCTCGAATGTGGATGACAATTTCCCCCCATCGTTTCATGATTTCGTCATGGTGGTCTATCATCCACCCTCGCAAAACGTCCATCTTGAAAATCTTCACGGAT